TCCCGAGGGGCAGATCACCTATCCCCACGGGTCGATCATCCGGGCCCTGCCCGGCGGGGCCAACAAGATCCGGGGCAAGACCGCCACCGTCATCATCCTCGACGAGATGGCGTTTCTCGAAGAAGCCAAGGGCACCTACACCGCCATCGCCCCCCTCGTCCAGAAAGGCGCCCAGCTGATCTGTCTCTCGACGCCCAACGGCGGCGCAGGCAACTTCTTCTACCATCTCTGGCACGGGCTCTCGCTCGACGCCGTGACCGCGACGGAATAGATGGAGCCCTTTCTCGTCACCGACAACGCCCTGGGCTTCCGGTCGATCCGGTGGCACTACTCCGCCGATCCCGACAAGAACCCCGCCGATCCCGATCCGATCCGCGCGGCCTCGGCGCAGGCGTGGCTGCGGACCATGCGGGAGTCCTACCCGGATCCGAACGACTTTGCCCGCGAGATGGAGATCAACTGGTCGGCGGGATACGGGGCGAGGGTCTTTCCGCAATTCACCGATACGCACCACGCCATCGGCCAGACGCTGCGCAAGCACAAGGTCGTCTACCGCTGCTGGGACTTCGGCTGGCACGCCCCCGTGTGCCTCTTCGCCCAGATCGACGGGGACGGGCGGCTGTGCTTCCTCAAGGAGCTCGTCGGGGCCAAGCAGACGACGCATGACTTCGCCTCGGACGTCGTCCGTCGAGGCGTCGAGTGGTTCCCGAACCATTCCGCCGGGTTCGAGGACTTTTGCGATCCCGCGGGCCAGCAGGTGAAAAGCATGGAAAGCGAGCGGAACGAACGCCGGGACGTGGAGGTGCTCACGGGGCTCGGCATCCATGCGTCGTTTGAATACGGCTGGTCGAAAAAGGACGGGCGGACCCTCGTGCATCGGTTGCTCGAACTCCGCGCCGACGGCACGCCGTCGCTCCTCGTCGATCCCGAGGGGTGCCCGCTCACCACGCAGGCCTTTCTGGGCCGGTACGTCTACCCCGTGTCCAAGGACGGCCGCGAGAAAAAGGACCCTGATGACGACACCCACCCCTGGGCGGATGTGATGGCCGCCGTGCGCTACGGGGTCATCGGCCTGCACCGGAAACTGGGCCTCATGCGCTACGCCATCCAGACGTCGTCCTTGCGCACCGACGACGCCAAGCGGTTCCAGGGCTACGGGACCCCGATCCGATGACCGACCTCGGCGACGAGATCCCGGTCGCCCCCGCGGAAGCCCCGCTGCCCAAGGCCGATACCCTCACCAAGCGGCTCCTGCCGGAGCTCGACGCGGAGACCGCCCGCGACCTCGCCCGCATGGTCGTGTCGGACTTCCACGCCGCCATCCAGGACCGGAGCGCGTGGGAGGACCGTCTGGCCCAGGACGAGCGGCAGTACTTCGGGTTGCTCCCTGACAAGACCTACCCCTGGGTAGGATGCTCAAACCTGCACGTGCCGATCACGATGACCGGCGTGGAGACCTTGAAGCCGCGCTTCATCGAAGCGGTCCTGGGCGAGGATCCTCCGGTGCTCCTCAAGGCCACGGAAGCGCAGGACGAGGGCCAGCAGGAGCGCGTGGAGGCCTTTCTCAACTGGCAGGTGCAGACGCAGCTCGACATCGCCCCGAAAGTCGCGGAATCGGCCCACCGCTTCCTCATCCCGGGCACGGTGTACGCCAAAACCCGCTGGATGCTCACGGAACGCCGCGTGCAGGCCGTGCGGAGCTTCCCGCCGGACACACCCTTGCAGACGATCCTCGACGCGGTGCTCGGGACGGACGTGCCCACCAAGACCGAGCGCGTGGAGGGCGGGGATTTCCCGACGTGGGAGATCACCGTCCGCACCCGGCAGCACCGGGAGCGCACGGCGCACCTGACGCTGCATATCCTGGAAGACGAGATCCAGGCCCTCATCGACCGCATCGAGACGATCTACGAGGGGCCCGACGTCGAGTTCCCGAACGCGGAGGACATCCTCGAGCCCGTCAATGCCGGGTCCGATCCCCAGCAGTTCCCCTGGATCATGCAGCGCCTGTGGCTCGATGAATCCAAGCTCCGCCAGAAGGTCCGCCAGGGACGGTTCTACGCGGACGCCGTGGAATTGCTCCTCCGGGGGGAGGCGCCTGAAGGCGACAACGCCCAATTCGACGCCGCCGACGTGCGCGGCATCCGGGCGGAGCTCGAAGGGGTGGAGGAGTTCGGGGAATCCTCCCAGCGGGGGCAGGAATACGCGGTGCTCGAAGCCTATTACCGCTACGACCTCGATGAAGACGGGCTGGACGAGGAGCTCGTCGTGTGGGTCGCCCCCGAGCGCGGGGAATTGCTCCTCGGATGGGACTATCTCGACAACCTGTATGCCACGGGCCGCCGCCCGTTCCGGAAAGCGTGCTATTTCCCGGTGCCGGGGCGCAGCAAGGGGCTCTCCTTCCCCCAGATCGTCCAGGCCATCCAGGACGAGATCAACACCATCCACAACCTGCGCGTGGACAACGGGACCATCCGGAATTCCTGCACCTTTCTCTACCCGAAGAACTGGACGCTCTCGGCCCAGCAGGAGCGCCTCCGGCCCGGCGAAGGCATGGCCGTGGACGACCCGAGCCGGGTGGTCTTTCCCCAGTGGAACGGCGGCGATTCGTTCGGCCAGAACGAAGAAGCCCTCCTCATGCAGATCTTCGAGCGCCTGACCGGGATCACGGACTTTTCCCTCGGGCGGCAACCCAACCGCGTGGGGGCCACCCGGACGGCGACCGGGGTGTCGTCCCTGCTCTCCGAAGCGGGGCTCCGCTTCAAGACCGCCATGAGCGCCTTCCAGCGGTTCTGGCGGGACATCTTCTCGGATATCCTGGCGCTCGACCAGCAGTATCTGCCCGATGGGCTCGAATTCCGGGTCACCGGGAAGAGCCCCGAGATCATCAAGCTCCAGAGCCGGGCGGACATCGCGGGGCGGTACGACGTGCGCGTGTCGTCCACGTCTGAGACCATGAACCGGCAGCAGCTGCGGGAGGACGCCACGGCCAAGCTGCAACTCCTGATGAACCCGACGATCCTGCAGCTCCAGCTGATCGGGCCCAAGGGGCTCTACCGGGGCTTGCGAAAGTGGTTGCAAGCCTACGGCGAGCAGGACCCCGATCTGATCCTGGAGCCCTTGAAGGCCCCCGTGGTCAGAAGCCCCGAGCAGGAGCACGCCATGTGGTCCAACGGGGACACCTCGCCGGAGCCCTCGATGGCGGAGGACCTGTCCGGGCATTTACAGGCCCACCAGACACTGCTCGCCAACCCCGCCGCCCGCGCCATGCTGAATGCCGAGACGATCACGGCGATCGAGGGCCATGTGGCGAAAACGGTGCAAATGGCGCAAATGCAGCAGGCCATCCAGGCCATGCAGCAGCGAGGCGGCCCCCAGGGGGCACCCGCGACGGGGCAGCAGGCCCAGAACGCCCAGATCGGGCGGACGCAGGGGCAGAACGGCGCCGGGCAGCCCGCACAGGCGGGGCCGGGGGCCGGGATGCCGCAACCGGGCGGGATGCAGCGTGGCTAGCCCGCTCCCGTACCGGGCCACGGTGCTCCGCGAGTGGAAGGGCTCGGAAAGCCACGATCTCGTGCAAGCCATGCTCGCGGAACTGTACGCCGCGCGGCTCGCGTGTCTCCTGGAAGAGACAAAAGACACCTTCGACAGAAATGTCGGCTATCTTGAGGGCGTCATGGCGGCCCAGCGGTTGGTGGAACAGACGATGCTCGACGCGAGCCGGGAGGGGACCTATGCCGCTCGATAAGTACTTCAAGGGAAAGGGGGCCACGGTCATGCGGGACATGGTGAAGGAATACGGCCCGAAGAAGGGGAAGCGCGTGTTCTACGCCACGGCCAACACCCAGGGCATGAAACCCATCTCGCATCTCCCGAAGGGCGCGACGTTGAGCCCCAAGGGGGACCTCGGGGTTCTCCGCCAGAAGGAAAGCGTGGCCGCCGGGGGGTTTACCGACGGCGAGACGGTCAAGGCATCCACCTATCTCACAGGAGGTCCACGTGGCTAACGGATACGGACGCGGCGGCAACCGAGCGTTTGGGCTGAGTCACCGTCCCGAGCGGGCGACGTTCAACCCGCCCCGGAACCTGCCCCCGGACATGGCGGGGCTCGTGGGCAAACCCGTCCAGCCGCCCCCGGTCTTCCAGCCGCGCTCCCTCCTGCCCAAGGGCGTCGCGCAGACCCCCAAGGGCGACATCGGGGCGCATCGGGGCATGGAAGCCAAGAAGATCGGCACGTTCAAAGGCGGCACGACCGTCAAGGCGGCGTCGTATTTCAAGGGGATGCAGAAGTCCTGGTAGTCACCCCGGCCCGACGCCCGTGAGCGTCGTGAGAGGAGCCGTATGGCAGACGAGACCGTAGAACAGCCGGACCCGGTCCCGGTGGAGGACGAGATCCAGGCGGCGCCCGAGGAGACCCTTCCGCTCCCCGACGACCGCCCCGCGAAGAACGCGCTCGCGGAGATGCAGCGGAAATACACGAAGATCGAGCGCCAGAACGCCGAGATCCTCGCCGCCATGCAGGCGATGGCCCAGCAGCAGCAGACCCGGCAGGCCCCGCCGCAGGTCCCCGGGCAAGAGTACAGCGACGAGCAGCTGGGCCAGCTGGCGGCGGCCGGCAACGCAGAGGCCATCCGGCTCCTCGTGGAGCGCCAGACCACGCGCCAGACGAATCACCAGTTCAACCAGATGGCGCAGATGCAGACGCTGCAGCAGGCGCTCCAGCAGGTCTTCGCCCGCTATCCCATGCTTCGCAACGACCCGAACCACCCCTCGACCCAGGCCGTGTACCAGGCCCGGCAGGCGTTCCTCGCCTCCGGCTGGCGGCCGGGGTTGCAAACCGATCTCGAAGCCATCAAGGCGGCCATCGTCAATGCGCCGCATCTGTTCACCGCCTCCGGCCCGGCCCCGCAGGACACCACCCGCCGCGCGGGCGTGACCGCGCAGCAGTCGATGGAAGGGGCCGCGTCCCGCCGGAGCCCGCAGTCACGGGAGACCCAGCCCGTGCGCCCGCTGGACAAGAAAGTCGCGGGGATTGCCCAGCGTATGGATGTCAAGGACCCGCAGGGCTCGATCAAGCGGTTTCTGGAGCGTCAGCAAGGGAACCGCTCGACCGTGTCGCCGATCATTCAACAGGCTGTCCGAGAGGAGCAAGCGTGATGGCAGGCCCGCCTCGCTTAGGGCGACAGGTGTTCGACCACCCGGCGTCAGCCGGGCTCGATGCCGCAACCGAAGAGCTGTTGCACGCCCCGCAGCCCGAGACCATCGGGACGGTGTCCCAGGAGCGGCTCCAGCAGGCGCTCGATGACGTGCCCCGACCCCCGTGGGAGGTTGATCCCTCGTACGACCGGCACGATTCGGACGCCCGCAAGTTCGTCAAGGTGCCAGACAACGTGACCCTGCGGTGGCTCAACCCCAAACAAGTCAGCCAATCCGGCTTGCGGCATTGGCAGGCGGTGCCCGCGAAGGGAGACGCCCGGTTCGTCTTGAAGCTGAAGACCATGGCCGCCCCGGACAACACCATCCGTCGGGGCGATCACAACGGAGACTTTCTCGCGTGGATGTATACCGCGTGGGTGCAGTCGCGCACGACACTGAAGCAGGCGCGGGCCGATCGGCAGATCTCGTCGGCCCCGGACCGGATGCGTTCGACGCAGGAGGCGTACGATTCGGGCAAGTTCGGCCGATACGTCCGCAGCGGCGAAGCCCGGCACCCCACGCACACCCTTGCCGAGGGCCGCACGATGGGAACGGACTGATCGCATGAGGACCCCATGCCCTACTTGAAGAAAGCCACGGACGCGCCGTTCGGCTTGATGCCGCACACGGCGCCCCTCCGGCTCAACACCTATCCCAAGGCCGCCGCGATGGCGATCTTTCGCGGCGATGTCGTCGAGCTCCTCTCCACCGGCCTCGTCGGGCGACTCGCGGATGTCGCGGGCCGTAACCGGCTCATCATCGGCGTCGCGGCAGAAACCACCACGACCGCCTCGGCCGCGACGAGCATCAGCGTGTACGACCATCCGGACCAGCTCTACGTGTGCCAGGAGGACTCGGTGGGCACGTACCTGCAAGCGACCCATCTGGGCAACCTCTTCTCCGTGACCGGGCTCTCCCCCGCGGCCAGCCAGGAAGCGGCCGGGGTGTCGATCACGCAGATGGACACCTCCACCACCACGGCGACGATCACCGCCGACAGCGTGGTGCAGTTCATCAAGATGCACGGCATCGAGGGCACCACCTTTCCGACCGCCACCGGGGACCCGCGCAAAGTCGTGGTCAAGTTCATTGCGGGCACCCTCTTCTACGCCACCCAGTCTGGCGCCATCTAAGGGAGGCCACTAGACCATGGCGACTCTCAGAAATGCGCTGCCAGATAATTTCTTGCAGCGCCTCGCGTTCCTCGAAGATGTGCTGTTCGACGAGATCAAGATCGAAGACGGCGTGGTGCCGTCCATCGTCCGCATCAAGGACATGGGCAACCGCCCGTTCGTGAACACCACCACCGTCGCCTCGTTCGGGTTGGTGCCGATCAAGGCGGAAGGCGCGGACGTCGCGTACGACGACCTCGCGCAGGG